CTTGAAGGTGAGCAATCTCCTCTAAGCATTGAATCAGATAGAAACATCTTATCTAAGCAAGATGTTATGTCTGTTGATTATCACAGTGCTTATCACGTTATGGGAACTAAGTGGACATCTGCTACTGACAACCCAACAAACGCAGCATTAGGTAACTCTAATAACTGGGCATTAACATATGATGCAGACCTAATTCCTATGGTTGAGATCATTGTTAACTCGCCACTTGATACATCTAATATTTCTTAATAATATTAAATTGTGGTCATCAAACCTCACCTAATATTGGTGGGGTTTTTTCTTTACGCTACAATAAAACTAAATTACTTTATCAATCGTGGCAGCTACCATAAATGCAACTGTAAAAGGAGAAAATGCTAATAGCTATGTCACATTGACAGAGGCTAATACTTACTTTGAGACAGTTCCAGATTCGTCTACTTGGACAAACAAAACAGACGACCAAAAGAACAGAGCACTAATATCTGCTGCCCGATGGATTGACAGTTTTGTTTATTACGGTGACAGATGCGATGATGGGCAAGCACTGAAATTTCCAAGAAATAATTATCAAGTAGATGGAGTGGAGTTATCATGCAGCACAATTCCATTAAATATTAAATATGCACAATACGAACTGGCTAGAGCTTTAGCAAATGATACTGGGGCTATTACTGGCACAACTGGCAAAGATGGCAATTTTTCCGAAGTAAAACTAGGAGATATACAAGTTAAATACAACACAGACAGTCAGGGAACTGGATCAATAAACAATATTTTAGATGTTTACCCTTGGTTACAAAGTTACCTTGGAGCATATATGCTAGGTGGAGCAGGAACTTTTCAACTACGGGCGGTTAGAGGCTAATGGCAGGGCAACTAGATACAGCACTAAAAAACATAGCCAAACAAGTTGTGTCTCAACTAGGAGACTCATTAGACACAACAATTATTTACACAAGAAAGTCATCAGCTTCTTACAACACATCTACTGGTGCAGTAACCACTAGCGATACTTCTTACACAATAAAAGTTCCTGTAGAGTTTATACAATCAACTGAAGAATCAGGCTATCAAGAAAATATAGCTCGAATTTACATAACACCTGATCTAATAGGAGACAGCCAGCCTCTATTGTCAGATGAGATTACTCTTACATTTTCTGGATCGACCAGAGTTGCAAAGATTACAGATGTAAGAACTTTGCGTGGCGGTCAGGAATACCTATTCAGAGTTGACGTTATCTTCTAATGACTTTAGTAAACGCACGAGCAGCATTTGAAACCGCAATCAAAAATGCAGTAACTACTGCTGATAACACAGTAACAGTTGTGTTCGACAATATGCCCTTTACAACCCCAGGTAAGAACAAAAAATATGTAATGGTGAACCTAGATTTCACACAATCTACAATGCAACCTCAAGGAGCAGCATTAGATTATTATGAAGGAACAATAAGATGTGGAATTATGACTCCATCTAATAAAGGCAGTGCGGTAGCTGCTGCCATAGCCGAATCGGTAATTGATGGGATGACATCAGTAAACGCTTCGAATTATTCCGATACTTTTTCTGTAACTCCCAGAGTATCTAGTATTAGTGGACCTACTTCTGTAGTTACAGAAGATCAAAGTCACTTTTTGAGTGTAGTCAACTGCAATTTTACAGCCAATGCGTAAAGATATAAAAGACCTACCTAAAGCCATAGAAGATGCTATTTTGATAGGCAAAAGCATAGCAGCATCAGAGATTCATTACACATTGCAACATAGAAGTCCTTTTTGGACAGGTACTTTTAATAGATCATGGAAAGTACAAAAAGGAAGTCCTGTGGCCGCTACGAAACCTAGGCAAGGTGATCCTGAAACACAAGCAAGCGGTAAAGTTCCCAAAAAGGGAGAACTGATACCCACTAAATTAAATGAACATTTATACATAGGAAACCAAACTGACTATGCAGCTTTTGTTATAAATAAGAAAAAACATAAAGACGATGGAACTATGTATGAGGACTTATTCCCAGATAAGAACACAACTCCAATACCTAATCAGCCTGATTGGTACGATGTCTATTTAAAAACTGCATTAGAGCAGGATCTTGATGAGGGTTTTTCACAGACTGTATTGTAGTAAAGACATAAATAGGTCTTTGAGTTATACTACAGGAATAGATATAATTTTTTATGCCAGCAACAAGAGCAATCGACAAACTAAGACAGGCTTTTAGTGTCGAAGAACGCAATAGCTATGCTATTTTCAAAGGAGAAGAACTTATATTAAAAATATTTTGGTCCCCCTTAACTATAGCTGATAGAGACACAATAAACAGTACACTAATAGCTATGAACAAGGGTAAAGAAGAAGGAAGTTTAGACTTTGCTCTTCAAGTTATTGTTACAAAAGCTGAAGATGAAGCAGGTGCAAAAATGTTTACAGCATCAGATTTACCAGCACTAAGAAGAGAAATACCAATGTCAGTTTTGTTAGACATTATGACTAAGATGCAGGGAGTGGGCGAGGAGGCAAGCCCTGATGCCGTAAAAAGCTAAACTAAAAAAGGATAGTTTTGTATATTTACAGTTTTTTATAGCTGAAAAATTAGGGTACACCCATAAAGAATTAAGAGAAAAAATGTCCACACACGAGTTATATGCGTGGAGTGCTTATTTTACTCTTAAAAATGAAAGAGAAGAAGAAGCCTACGAAAAAGCAAGAAGGCAAGCCCAAACACGCAAAGTACGCTAAACTTTTAATATCTGTACTTTTGTAAAAGATTAGTGGCAACCGAGTACGAAGTAAATATAAAACTGAATACTGAACAGATCAAAAAGGATCTTAATACCATTGGCGGTAAAATAAAAGATTTAGGTAAAACTCAAAACACTAAAGCAAAGAAAGCATTAAGCAATTCAGACGCAGTTCTGAGAAAAGAAATAGCAATATTAGCAGCAGAAAATAAAGGATTAAGGCTTAAAGGACAAATAAATAAATTAGAAAAAGATGGATTTAGTGTAAGAGGACAGATTAAAAAAGTTGAGTTTGCTATAGAAAAGGCAAAGGAGGGTCAGTTAGGTAGGGCTGAATTAATATTCAAAAGAGCAGAAAAAGGAGTTATTTTAAGAAAAAATGAATTAGCTGCTGAAGCAAAAATAACAGAACAAAAACAAAAGCAAGCAGCACTATCAACAGGTATAGCATCTCCTGTGTTTGGTAAACCTACCCAGATAGGATCTCCTGCAAATATAGCTGAAATACTAAACAATCCATTAAGTCCAAACTCTCCTGTACAAAGAGCCTTGAAAGAAATGGATGCTAAAACAAGGTCCGACCAAAAACAAGCAGAGCTAAACAGGAAAAAGTCTTTAAGTATAGGTAAAGACATAGTTAATACAAAAATAAAAGAAGGTAAAGCTATTGCAAAAAATGTAGATTTAGAGGCTAAACAACTTGCCAGCCAATCGCAAAGGCTAAAAGCATCAATAGTTCCTCAAGGAGATTTCAGTAGATTATCGGATAGGCAGTCAAGAAATAGAGAAGGTAGACGAACATTTATGAATAATCGTTTTGCTCGTATGGGTATGCCTATGCCTACAAAAGGGTTCGATTTCCAAAGTGCTTTAATTAGTGGTGGTTTTCCTCTGTTATTCGGCCAAGGACCAGGTATAGCGGCAGCAGGAGCTTTAGGTGGTGGTATCGGTGGAATGTTTGGTGGTATGGGTGGATTCGCAGGAGGTATTGCAGCAACAGCAGCAACTCAAGCTATACAGTCTGCTGTAGTTGCAATATCTGATCTAGGAAAAGCTATTGGTCCGTTTACTAAAAATAGTGAAGCTGCCATAACTGCTTTAGGTTTACAAGGTTCAGCACAGGAAGCTCAAATAAGATTAATAGAGAAATCACAAGGAAAAAATGCAGCTTTTAACGCCACTATGGAAATTATGGCGAGCCAAATTGGACAAGACGGAGTAAAAGCAATTACTGATTTTGGAGAGAGCACAAGGATTCTTAATAATCAGTTTGCTGTAGGCATAGCCAGGATACAGGCATTTACAGCATCAGTATTAAATTTCTTAATAAGAATATCAGGCTATGAAAAGTCTCTTGAAAAAGCTGATGTACAACAGACTCTTTCTGTTGCGAGAACTATGGATGATCCTCGTGCACTAGCTCTGGAAAAAGAGAAACAGGACTTTCTTAAAAGTGCGTATAAAACAGTTGGACATGGCGGAAGCAGAAAAGTTTTAAAGGTTGGTGCGGCAGAAGCGATTGAGGAGTTTGAGGCTAGAGAAAAAATATTGGCGACAGTTATAAATACAGAAATAGAAGCAGCCACATTAACTGAAAAATTTGACGGACTTTTAAGAAGCCATGAAAAAGAAAAAGAACTACAGGAAAGAATACTTGAATTAAGAAGAGATGGCTTAAATCCTGAAATAGCTAAGACCATCGCAGAATTAGAACATCAAGGAAAAGCAGGAAAAGATGCCCTACAGGCAGAGATTGACAAACTTAAGGAATTAAAAGCTAAAACGGGAGAGCTAGAGCCTGTAGATCAAGCAAGATTAAATACTTTAGAAAAAGCAGTAGAAAAAATAGATGACCAAGTAGAGGGAATTAGAAAAACTGAAGAAGCTACATATGATTTAAACAAAGCAGCCGAAGAAACTTTAAATGCTTTTGACAATATGAAAACAACAATACAGGGTGATATAAAAGATGGGATAAAAGGACTTATAAAGGGAACTTCAACACTTGGAGATTTACTAAACAATGTCGCAGATAGATTTTTAGATTTAGCACTAAATCAAGCGTTGTTTGGTAATGCAGGAGGAGAGACAGTAACAGGTGGCCTGTTTAAAGCTATTGGTTTTAAAGCCAAAGGAGGACCAGTAAGGGGAGGAAGTAGTTATGTTGTGGGAGAACGTGGACCTGAGTTGTTTACCCCAGGAGTTAGCGGTAATATTACGCCTAACAATCAAATGGGAGGTTCAACAAGCGTTGTAGTAAACGTAGATGCTTCTGGTACTTCAGCTGAAGGAGATCAAGAAAGTGGAGAAGAATTAGGTAGATTAATAGGAGCAGCAGTTCAAGCTGAACTGATCAAAGAAAGACGACCAGGAGGTTTATTAGGCTAATGGCTACTTTTCCCTCAATCAGCCCTACTTATCAGGCTCGTAAGACTACAACACCAAAAATAAATATTGCACAATTTAATGATGGCTACCAACATAGAATTAAATTTGGATTAAATACAATTCCATATGTTTGGTCACTTAATTTTGATGTAAGTGAAGCAGATTCTGATGTTATAGAGGCATTTCTTGAGGCTAGAGCTTTAGATGGTGCATCTTTTGATTGGCAACCCCCTGGAAGTGGTGCTGCATATAAATGGATATGTCTTAGTTGGACTAAAACAATTCCCTATGTAAATAGGGCTAAGTTAAACATGACATTCCAGCAAGTATTTGAACCTTAATGACCAGCCCTGTATCAGAGTTACAAAAAATAAACCCAAGTAGTATTATTGAGCTTTTTCAACTTGAGTTAATAACTGCTATTCATGGTTCCAATACAGTTTACTATTTTCATAATGGAGTAAGTACTAACGAAAACCAAGATGTAATTTTTGCTGGTAATCAATATACACGGATGCCAATAGAAGCCCGTGGTTTTGATTTTACTTCTAAAACATTACCTCGACCCCGTTTGTCTGTTTCTAATATTTTAGGAACATTTACAACTTTAATATTAACTTTACCTCAAGGATTAGAAGGAGCAAAAGTTACTCGCATTAGAACTTTAAGTAGATATATTGATAATGTAAATTTTCTTGGTGGAGATATTTTATTAGAAGATGGTAGTTTTTTACTGCAAGAGAATGGCAGTCAGATAGATATGGAAGCTGGCATCAATCCATTTGGTACGCCTGATCCTACTGCCACATTTGCCACTCAAATATTTTTTATAGACAGAAAAGTTGCAGAAAATAGAAATGGAGTAGAATTTGAGCTAAGTGCTAAGATGGATTTAGATGGAGTACGCTTACCAAAACGTCAGGTGCTACCACAAGATTTTCCTGGCGTTGGATCATTTTTTGCATGACTTGGCAAGATAAAGCATTAGAACACGCAATACAAGAACAACCAAGAGAATCTTGTGGTCTTTTA